GGTGGACACTACTAGTGTCCAACGTACATATTTTTTTCTTAAAAAAATATTCTTGGGGTGGACACTACTAGTGTCCAACGTACCATGTCTGATTTGGATTTAATGACGCTGAACAAGGTGCCAGTTTCAGCCTAGAAACATTACCATTATTTGATCCTTTTTTAACACTCAAATTTTCCAGATTATAACTGTTATTTGAATTAGAAGTCGTTCTAGAATATGGTTCTACACTTATACACTGGTTTTGCTGAGATAGAGAAGACAATTGCATATTAGGCATCCAATTAAATTGTTGCTGAATTGTGTTGTTACAATCATCACTGAAAATATCTCCCAATTGATTTGTGCTCAAACATTTACCAGTGAATTTATTTTTCACTGTAACACTTCCGTTTTGATTATTAACCAAATACCAATATTGAATCGGCGAAAACTGCTTTTCATCTAAATAAAGAATGGCTGGCTCTTTCACACCATATGTTGGAGTAACCACTTTTTTTGTAGCCATATTAACCATTGGTCCAGAAGCAGAGAAAACACCCCCTGCTGGTCCAACTGGTCCAGGAGGTCCAGAAGCTCCCTGAGGTCCAATTTTTGTTGAAGCTTGTGATACCTCATTTCTAGAAAGAATATCATTGAAAATTTTCTTATAATTAGTTTCATCTTCATTTACCTTTTTCTTCAATGACTGATATTTACCAGAGATTCTGGCTAAAGCAATACTAAAAATTATTATAAAAATAACAAATGAAGCAACAAATATTTTATCTTTTGTATCCATCTAATTTTTAAGTAGAAAAAAAACAATTTAAAAATTGATTTTTTATTTATGTAAAGTATTTACCTGAAAATGCCAAAACATCAATCTATCAAGAAAGATAATGTTGTAAAAAATACTGATGTTGATGCCTCTTTGAATGATATAATGTCTCAAGTAAAACAGTTAGGAATTGTTGAAAAAAAGAAAGCTTTACCTAAAAAACCAGTTGTTAAATCAATTGCAGAAGAACCAGTTATCGATGAATTAATGAAGGAGGAAGAGCCAGTGAAACAAGAAGGTCCAACCCCATTTCCAGATGATATTGAAAAACTTTCTGATTACGGAGACAATGATGATACTGAAGAAATTTTGGCAAAATTTGTTCACAATCCTTTGAAAGAATACAATGACGTACTGTTCTTTCACAAGATTTCGAAACAATGCGTTAAATTTGCAACCGAAAAAATTACCCTGAAATTAGATGAAAAACAACGCAAATTAATCAACCTACTGATTAATAAAATTTATGAAAAAATTATTATATACACAAACAATATTGTACTTAATAATTTACATCCAATGTATGTCGATACCGATGAATCTATTAAAGAACAAATTTTTAAAATAAGGAGACTAGTGGAAAAATTACATGATTCTTCTTACATACTCAAGAAAAAGTTTGTGTTTAAGAAAAGTGAGATTGTAACTTTTTTTAATAACGTTGAATTACTAAATAAAATGATTATTGATATTGTAAATGATTGCATAAAAGAATAATTTTGATTGATTTTTGTAAAAACATGTTAAACTATCCACTACAGGATTCACAAACCTCATAATTACTCATAATCTTATTCTTCAATTTAGGGTCAACCGTAAATTGTTGTGCTTGTACTTTTGGACGACTTCTTATATAGTATGATCCTGTCTTTAATCCCCTCTTCCACCCATAAATCAACGCACTTCCCAGCGTTCCAACCTTTGGTTCCTCAAAAAACAAATTCAATGACTGTGTTTGACAAACAAATGGCGTACGATCCGCAGAAAGATCAATGAGTGTTTTTTGTTTAATTTCCCAAACAGTTTTGTATAATTCACGCATCTGTTCAGGAAGAAATGTTAAGTTAGCAATACTTCCATTCTCAGCGATTATCAAATCTTTCAATTCCCTACTCCAAACACCATCTCTAATCAAATCCCTTACTAAATACTTATTCAATACCACAAAATCACCAGCTAATGTTCTTCTGGTGTAAATATTACTAGTAATCGGTTCAAAACATTCATTGTTTCCCAAAATTTGACTTGTTGAAGCAGTTGGCATCAATGCTACTAATAAGCTATTACGAACACCATATTTCATAATATCATGACGCAATGCTTCCCATTTTTCCTTACCAATAAAAAGATCAGTTACCCCATACTTTTGCCACTGAAAAATACCCTGTGATAAAGGACTTCCATCAAATAACATATAGGCACCCTTATACTTTTCCAAACGTAATTCCGAATAAGTGAAACGATGTCCCCCAATTTCCACAAATGAAACATCCGGATTTTCAATATTATCTTTCATTAACAACGACAGATTTTTTCCAACTAAAATTTCCTCTCTTTCCCGAGCAATTTTACAAGATGCCTTCAAACAATAATATTGTATGGCCTCAAACAAATTCCTATTGACCAATTTTGTCTCATCACTCTCAAAGGACAATCCCAATTTAAACAATAAATCTGAAAATCCCTGGACTCCCAATCCCAATGGTCTCGATCGAAAATTTGAAAGAGCCGTCTCTGGAACAGGATAAAAATTCAAATCAATAACCTTGTTCAAATTTCTTACCAAAACATCACAAATCTCCTCTAACTTTTCATAATTTATTTTCGGTTTCAAAAACTTTACTAAATCTGTATACCCACCAATATGATTCCCTCCAATAAATATCTGCGGAACCGATTTAATTCCTGTTTTACTAACAATGCGACAACTTCCTCCATCACAAACTGTCTCACGTAAATTCCGGTTGAAATTATCATAAAAATCCTTTCTTTCTGAATCATCATCCAATAATATTTTTTCACAATCTTTCGGTAATATTTCCATAGCCTTATCACAATAAGGACAACCAGATTTGGAATATATTTTTACATGTCCTTCTATTTTTCCACTTTCCACCAACTCTCCCAAAGAAATACTTGCTAAACAACAACAAGCATATTCCTTTGAATCAGAATACTCAACAATTTCCGCACATTGTCCAGTTAATATGCGATTAAACACTCCAAAATGACGTTTCTCTTCATTAAAACAATAAGTATCACCTGTCTTATAATTTGGATAAACAGCCTTCACTTTGATAAATTCACTATTTTTTGAAAGTTTCATTAACATGTTTTTATGGTTCAATCCCAGTTGCTGAAGCTTGAATAAATAATGATTGGAAATTATAAGATGATGTTTATCACAAGATATTTTACAATCACAACCCAAAGTATTAATTAATTTTTTAACATCTTTTAAAAATTCCAAATCGGGACAATCCAAAATTATTTTCTTATCTCTGGAAAATAGTCCTTCCCTATCTAATAATCCAGATAACCATTCCAGTCTTATTTCTCTTGATGAATAAATAGGAACATTTCGCCTATTTTCATTAATTTCACCTGAAAATTCCAAAACAGGAAAATTAAATTTTAATAAACTCATATTTTTTTGCAGTTCATTAGCCCTTAATTCTACTGTTTTACCACCCTTTCTAACATAAAATTTATGATATGGGGTACATACTAATTCTTCACCATTTGTAAATTCAATCTTCTGCATCTCCTGATTTTCACCAGTTTTTTTAACCAATACTTCAGAAAACTCATAACCATTCCAGATTTCAACACTCTTATCCTCCAAATTCTTTATCTCTTCAAAACCACCTCTTGTCAGTATTTCAGTTTTACCATCAACACATAAATTACTACTTTTTATTGTGCCTATATTTGACTGGTTACTCATCTCATTAATTCTGTCCTTAAACAAAATATATGGTGTTCCTGTTTCAATCTGCGAACTCAATATTTTCTTCCACAGTTTCCCGACATCAACTACTTCTTTTGCCTTTCCTAACCTCTCATATTCCTCATACAACTCCTCAAACTTTTTTCCATAAGCATCACTCAATCCTGGACAAGAATCTGGATCAAATAATGACCATTGAATAACACTGTCAGGATTTTTTGTAGCCAATTCAACTTTTTTCATAAATAAATCTGGTATCATCAGAGCAGTGAATAGATCCCTCGTTCTCATATCATCTGCCCCATTATTTTTTCTAAGATCCAAAAATTCCATAATATCAGGATGGTATGGCTCCAAATAAATAGCAATAGATCCATTCCTTTTCCCTGAATTATGAACCAATCCTAAATTAGAAACAACATAATTATGATTATCCTCAACTGTTAAATCATATACTAGCCCATCATATTCTTCATTTTTAACACTACAAACTTCAGTCCAAATTAAACCATTTTTCACAATATAATTATAATTTTCAGTTTTCATTTCTACTCCCAAAAGTCGCTTCACGGAATCTATTTTTGGAATTTTAAAAATATAATAATTATTTTCCATCTTCCCCGATGTCAAAATACCCATACATAAAAACATATACCTTAATCCATATGCCAATTCTAATGTGCACGGAGCCACAGTAATTTCTCTAGCAATTACTGCCCCTACTTCCATAAATCCCTTCAATAAATTCGACATATTTTCTTTGCTAATAGTCATATATCTTTTAGCTATTCTTTTGTGACCATTTGAATCATAAAAATCATCATAAAAATATTCCCCACCCTTCCAACGAATACCCTCTTCATTTATTTCAAATTGTATATTCTTTGACAAAAAATAATCAACAACATTCATAACAACATCTTTACGCATAGTAATAATTCCCGAATAATTTTTATCAATGTATCCAGATCCTAATACTAATCCATATACATAAAAATAAAAAGAGGACCCTTCTGTCTCAAAAATATCCGGACAAGGAAATGCCAAAAAATCACCTTCTTTTATTTCAGATGCATCCACATAATTTGGATAAGTTCTTTTTGTCATTATTTGATGCTCTTTTGTTACCCTTACAAACTGAATTGATGAGTTTGTTTTTATGTTCAAAATTTCTTTATTTATATAATTCTGATGAACTGCTAATACTTTTTTGAATTCTCCATTTACAGTTACGACCTCATCTCCAATTACAATCCCCTGAATTTCTGTCGGTCCATTTTTTGTAAAAATAATAGTTTCAGGTGCAAAACACTGATTAACATATTTTGCAGTTTCATTATAAACTCTTAACATTGGAACAATACCTGATCCATGACCATTGGAGCTTCTAATATAAGCATTCCTACCCCTAATATTATTAATGTGAACACCAATTCCACCTGCCCATTTACTAATTTTCGCA